CTAACAGGGAGGCGCCAGCATGGCTGTAGAAGTAAACATAAGCAAAGATAACGCAGACTACTACGTCGAAGCGTACACAAAAGACTATCACCTGGACGAGAACAAAGTAGTTCGTGAGACAGGCACCACAAGGCTCTGCTACATCGCAGGCTACAGAGACTATGAACTGGAAGAGACAGAGCAAATTACAGTGCTGCTCAGGCTCAGAGACGACATCAAGGACTTCTACTCAGGATACCCAGACGGTGAAGTCACAGTGAAGCTAGTGATAAAGGAGGACTACGTAAACACATGAACAGCCTAGAAGTACTTTGTGAGTTAAAAGACGGTAGACGGTGGTTGCACTGCTTAGTGTACCTGAAGGACGGTGAGAGGCTCAGTGACCTAATGAATGACGACAGAGACTTTATTCCTCTGAAGGTCCCCATGGGTAACGGCCTGAAGGGTTCCATCGTTTCAAAAGACCACATAGCTTTCATACAGGAGATGTGACATGAACATTTTCAAAAGGATATACAACTGGTTAACCACGGAACTTCAGCTGATCTATGAGGACTTCAGCGAAGGTTATGTGGACTCACAGGAGGACCTGATGGACATTGTGACCATAGGTGCTATCACAGCACTCCTGATAATCCTCTTCATGTGGTTCACAGGCACAGGAGACACAGGACTATGAGCATGATTGAAGTAGAACTACTGGACCGCATGGGTTCTGACCTGACGGTAGCCAATGCAGCCCGTGTGTCCTTCGCTAAGCACCACAAGAACCTAACACCAGGTGACGTGAAGCTAATTAAGTACCTAGCTAAGCACAACCACTGGACACCATTTGGGCACGTACAGTTGCAATTCAGGGTCAAAGCACCAGTGTTCGTCGCTAGGCAGCTAGTGAAGCACCAGGTAGGCTTAGTGTGGAATGAAGTCAGCCGTAGGTACGTAGACGAGCCACCTGAGTTCTACAATCCTGAACTGTGGCGCATACGTGCTGAAGACAAGAAACAAGGGTCATCTGATGAAGTCCTGGCGCGTGACTCAGTGGTCTTTGCTGAATACTGGGACCTGATGACAAAAGCAGCTGAACTCTACGAATACATGGTACAGGAGAAGAATATAGCACCTGAGCAGGCACGTATGGTGCTACCGCAATCAATGATGACTGAGTGGTACTGGACGGGTTCACTAGCAGCCTTTGCACGAGTGGTGAATCTTAGGTCTACACCTGACGCACAGCTGGAGTGCAGATTGGTTGCTAACTTGATTGACGAGAAGGTCTCAAGTATGATACCCTTGATGTCAAGCTGGGACGCACTCAAGGAGAATTACCATGAAGAGACTTAAGAAAGCTTTAGCACTACTGGTGTCTGCTCCTGTGTGGGTCCCAGCGTTGCTATACATAATGATCTATGTTCTAATAGTAGACGTAGACAAAGTACATAAGGAGTTTCAAGATGAATGACCAGAACATCACAGATGAATACATAAACGACACTGACGTAGAACGTATGGCTGATGACCTAGCAGTAGACGAGATGTACAGCCTGTCCTATGCTGACCTACAGTTCGTACTGAAGGACCTCTTGAGGGACAAGTACCTACGTATGCAGCCCACAGAGCTATACCAGATGCACAGAGACCGTTTTTACTACACTTATTCAGAAGAGGTGACCTATGAGGTGTAAAGCTTGCAATGAGATACTGGAGGACGCAGAGTTAACACGTAAGGACCCCAATGGTGACTTCTACGACTTGTGCAATATCTGCTACAACAGTTCCCAGGCGTGTGAATGGGATGACGATAGTTTCTTCGAGGACTACAAAAGAAATCACTTGACAACAGAGGAGATTTATGATACCCTCTACTAAAGTAGTACCTATGTCACTACTTAAGTATAAAACTAAAGAAGTTAACAGTAGTAGTAGACTAAAGTAGTACAACTTAGGTTATTACTTAAGTTTATGCAAAAAGGAGGTGACACACCGGACACACCGTGGTATAATATTAGTACATTCAGAGGAAACACTCTGGATAACAACCAAAGTAGATAAACGGAGATTATTCCATTATGGCACAAGCAGCAACTATCGAAGGTACAGTAAACTTCAGCAACGTAACGAAGCATGACGTATTCAATGGGCAGGACACGGGTGCCTACTCAATGACCATCACGATGTCTGAAGATGACGCTTCAACACTGGCAGCACAAGGTGTCAAGATCAAGGACTACCAGGGTGCTAAGCAGCGTAAGTTCAAGTCCAAGTTTGAAATCAAAAGGTTCGACGCGGACGGCAACAGGTACGACGGTGAGATCCCTTATAACTCTAAAGTGCGCCTGAAGTACGTTTTGGGTCAACCTCATCCCGTACATGGGGTGGCTACGTACCTGGAGGCCGTGAAGGTCCTGGAGGAAGCGGAGATGACTGAAGGTGACGCTGGAGACTTCTAGTGTCAGCCAAGTTCATCAGGCACGAAGGGTGTCCGGAGTGTGGATCTTCGGACGCCCTTGCAATCTACGAAGACGGAGGGGCGCATTGTTTCTCCTCCGGCTGCAACTATCACATCACAGGCGGGAACATGCTAGCACAGATAGAGGAAGTAGCTACAGTGAAACCATGTCGCCTAAACATGGGAGGCACAGTAGCAGCAATACCCCAGCGCAGGATATCTCAGGAGACCTGTGCACACTTCGGTGTCACCGTGGAGTACTCAACCACAGGTGAAATCATAAAGCACTACTACCCCTACTACAAAGTAGACACAAACGAAGTAGCAGCAGCAAAAGTACGTGAGGTAAAGACTAAGAACTTCTACACTACTGGTAACAGCACCGGAGTTGGATTCTTTGGTCAGAACCAGTGTACAACCAACAGATACCTAACCATAACAGAAGGAGAACTGGACGCACTGGCTGTGTACGAGATGTCCGGCCAGAAGTGGGACGTAGTGTCTCTACGTGCGGGCGCTGCAAACGCAGCCAAAGAGATCAAAGAGCAGCTGGAGTGGATCGAAGGTTACGAGCAGGTGGTTCTGTGTTTCGATAACGACAAAGCTGGTGACGCTGCTCTGGAACAAGTCAAGGACCTCTTCAGTCCCAACAAGCTGAAGATCGTGAAGCTGCCGTTGAAAGACGCCAGTGACATGCTGATGGCTAACCGTGTGAAGGACTTCACGCAAGCATGGTGGAACGCCAAGACCTACAGACCTGACGGTATTGTGGCTGGTGTGGACACTTGGGACACGCTAGTCGAGAAGAGGAAAGTCAAGTCCATCCCGTACCCATGGGACGGCCTGAACCTACTCACGAGAGGACACAGACCCTACGAACTCGTGACCATCACCAGCGGTAGCGGCATGGGTAAGTCCCAGTTCATACGTGAGTTGGAGTACGACTTACTGAAGCGTTGCCGTGGCAACATCGGTGTCCTGGCGCTGGAAGAGGACCTGGCTAGAACCACGCTGGGCATCATGTCGGTATCTGCTAACCGTCCGTTACACCTGGAAGAGGACACGCCAGTTGAACACTTGCGTCCCTACTGGGAGGACACACTGGGCACTGGCAGGTACTACTTGTTTGACCACTGGGGTTCAACGTCAGCTGACAACCTCTTGTCACGAGTGCGGTACATGGCGAAAGCACTGGACTGCAAGTTCATCATCCTTGACCACCTGAGTATTGTTGTGTCCTCTCAGGAGTCGGGTGACGAGCGTAAAGCCATTGACGAAATCATGACGAAGCTCAGGACGCTCGTGGCTGAAACCGGAGTCGGCTTGTTCCTCGTGTCCCACCTGCGTAGGTCACAGGGTAAAGCACACGAAGACGGTGCACAGATCAGCCTGGGTGAACTCAGAGGGTCCCAAGCAATAGCCCAGTTGTCCGATATTGTCATAGGCATGGAGCGAGACCAGCAACATGAGAACGAAGACATCCGAAACACGACAACAGTACGTGTCCTCAAGAACCGTTACACTGGTGAAACTGGTCCTGCTTGTTGGCTTGCTTATGACCGCACAACAGGTAGACTCTCAGAAGTACCTAACCCACACATCGGAGATGACTTTTGATTTACCTGGACCTCGAAGCCAACGGTTTGAACCCGACGCAGATCTGGTGCGTAGTAACTATGGAAAATGGTGTTTCTACCGTCCATACTACCCCAGACACCCTCTCAGAGGCCCTGAGAAGCCCTGTGAGCGTCGTTGGGCATAACCTAATAGGCTACGATATGCCAGTCCTAGAGCGTCTCTGGGGCGTTTCTGTGGCGTCTGACAGGATCATAGATACACTGGTGTTGTCCCGTTTGTATGACCCTAGTAAGTCAGGAGGGCACTCTCTGAGGAACTGGGGTAATGAACTTGGCTTCCCAAAAGGTGACCATGATGACTGGTCACAAACTAGTCAAGAACTGGTCAACTACTGCATACAGGACGTGAAGGTCACAGAAGCAGTACACAGAAAGCTGAAGCAGGAGATGCGTGAGTTCTCCGCTGAGTCAATCAAGCTGGAACACAAAGTCCAGTGCATTGTACAGCAGCAGGAACGCAATGGCTGGGTCCTGGACCAAGCGTTAGCACGAGACTTATGTGCAACATTCAAGGAGAAGATGAATGAAATCGAGGAGGAGTTACAGGAGAAGTTTCCACCGATTGTCCATCAGAGGTGGTCTGAGAAGACTGGTAAACGTCTTAAGGACAGGGTGGAAGTCTTTAACGTCGGGTCTAGACAGCAGATTGCGAAGAGGTTATCTGAGCTTGGTGTGGTCTTCTCGAAGGTTACGGACAAAGGCAATCCGATAGTAGACGAAGCTGTCTTGGACACCATTGATCTTCCGGAAGCAAAAGCAGTGAGCGAGTACTTGATGCTACAAAAGAGATACGCACAGGTGAACTCATGGCTGGAGCATGTGAAGGACGACGGTAGAGTCCATGGCAGAGTCATCAGCAACGGAGCAGTCACTGGACGTATGACCCACCAGTCACCCAACATGGCACAAGTACCAGCAAGCTACAGCCCATACGGACACGAGTGTAGATCCTGCTGGACAGTCCCAAGTGGCAAGAAGCTCGTGGGGTTTGACGCTAGTGGGCTTGAGTTACGGATGCTGGCACACTACATGGACGACAAGGAGTTTACCAATGTCCTTCTCACGGAAGACATACACACAAGAAACCAAATGGCTGCGGGTCTTGAAACTAGACCTCAAGCAAAAACTTTCATCTATGCTTTCCTTTATGGAGCAGGAGATGCCAAAATCGGAACTGTCGTTGGAGGAAGCGCGGCAGATGGCGCACGACTTAAGCAAAGATTTCTCGCAAATACACCTGCTCTTGCAGGTCTTCGAGAACGAGTTGGCAGAGCAGCTGCACGAGGCTATCTCACTGGACTGGATGGACGACTTCTTAGAGTCAGGTCAGAACACGCGGCACTGAATACGCTCTTGCAGGCTGCTGGTGCAATCGTGATGAAGAAAGCACTGGTCCTGCTGGATGAGTACGCAAAGCTGTGGAAGATTGACTACAAGTTCATAGGGAACATACATGACGAAGTTCAAGCAGAAGTCGCTGAAGCACAAGCTGAGAAGTACGGCTGGCTGGCAGTCGAGTGCCTCAAGGCGGCGGGTCTGGAGTTTAACCTCCGGTGCCCACTCGACGGAGAGTACAAAGTTGGAACAACATGGGCGGAGACACACTAATGATGGAACAACAAGACTTATTTGAAGTAAAACGCTGTTCACACTGTGGTGAGACTAAGGCGCTAAGCGAGTACCATAAGAACCACGCGAAGAAATACGGACGTGACAGTCTCTGCAAACCGTGTAAGAAGAAGGTCGATGCTGTTTACACCATAAGAAGAAACGCGTTTAGGATGTGGGTCAATGGGAAGTATATATCTAACAAACACCCGTTACACAAACCTGGACGCTACAAGACGTTTGAAGACGCAGCGTTCAGCAGCTTAGCTAAGTACGAAACCAGTGTGGAGGGACAGGTTTACATCATCACTAATCCAAACTTTGACGGATGGGTTAAAGTAGGGATGGCTATTGATTCTGAGGACCGTTTGAATGGCTACCAGACTTCTTCACCATTCAGAGACTACTTCTTGCACAGCTTCTGGGCTGTTAGTGACAGGAGACAAGCAGAAGCAACAGCACATGCTGAACTAGAGAAGACCTACGAGCGTAAAGGCGAGTGGTTCAAATGCACACCGGAGCAAGCCAAAGAGGTCATCTCCGGTATAGCGGAAGAGTACAAATGAAAAACGTATACACCCTAGTGGACGACATCTACAAACTGGTGTCAACCAAAGAGGCAGAAGAAGGAGTAGACATCGACGCTGCAATAGAGCAGTTTGGCGAAAACGTCAAGAACCTGATGCGTCAGGAGTTCGGTGAACAAAAGAAGCGCGACAACAGAACACTCCGTATGTCCAACATTGGGCGCGAAGACCGCTACTTGTGGAACTTGTTCAACGGTGTCGAAGCCAGTGAAGAGATTCAGGGGCACACCTACGTCAAGTTCCTCTATGGGCACCTCATTGAGGAGCTACTGCTGTTTCTTACACGCGCAGCAGGACACGAGGTGACTGACGAGCAGAAGCAGTGCGAAGTCGAAGGCATCAAGGGGCACATGGACTGCAAGATTGACGGGGTTGTGACTGACGTGAAGTCCGTGTCCACCTATGGCTTTCGTAAGTTCAAGGACGGGACGCTGGCTTATGATGATCCTTTTGGGTACGTAGCTCAGATCAGAGGCTACGCGCACTCAGAAGGTGAGACTAAGTTTGGTTGGCTGGCTATGGATAAACAGAATGGACACCTGACGTACCTGATGTATGACTCAGAGGACACACAGGCACCAGTGCATGACTTGATATCCTTTGACATAGCCGACAGGATCAAGCACGTAAAAAAGCTAGTGGGGCTACCGACACCACCAGAAGTCTGCTACGAAGCTATCGCAGATGGAAAGAGTGGCAACCAGAAACTCGCCGTCGGATGCTCCTACTGTGCGTACAAAAAGCAATGCTGGCCTTCCGTAAGAGGCTTCGCGTATTCTACAGGCCCACGTTTTTTAGTAGAGGTAGTCAATGAGCCGAAGGTCCCAGAAATCAGTCTTCCGTAGTAAGTTTGAGGAGAACGTATCGAAAGTACTAAAGGGGTTTGAATATGAACCGTTTACAATTCCTTATGTTATCCACCGTAATTATCGTCCTGATTTTGTACACGCTGCATCAGGCACAGTTGTCGAGTGCAAAGGCTTCTTTAGAGAGGGAGATACTAAGAAGTACACTAGCGTCAGGGACAGCTTGCCTAAAGGACAACGACTTGTGTTTGTCCTCATGCACCCCAACAAGAAGATTAGGAAAGGAGCAACGATGACTATGGCAGAATGGTGTGACAAAGAAGGCATAATGTGGTATACTATAGATACAGTTCAGGAGTTAATTAGTGATGTCTCTAACAATGGATGAAATCAAGGAAAGGATTCTACGGATGTATGACCCTGATGATCTTCTGGAAGCACTGGAGATATCAGCGGAAGAACTGCTGGACCGTTTTGAAGACAAGCTAATTAACAGGCTGGACAGGTTTGAAGAGGAGTTGCAAGTTGAAGAGGAGGACGAAGATGGGTATTGACATCGCCACGCCTGAACAATGGGACGCTGTAGCCAAGCCTGAGCATTACAACAAGGGGGACATCGAGGCTATTGACGCAATCAAAGCGTCCATGTCACCAGAAGAGTTCAGAGGGTATCTCAAGGGCAACTCACTGAAGTACTTATGGCGCTATCACTACAAGAAGAAACCAGTAGAGGATCTTCGGAAGTGTCGCTGGTACGTAGACAGGCTGATACAGGAGTTAATACAGTGAAAGTCATTGAGGGGCACTTCGGAGGCAAAGATGAAAAAGTACCAGTACCAGCAGTATTTGCAGCTGTTACTTCAGTGGAGGATCTAGAGAAGTACGAGGACGCTTTCTGTATCGTCAAGTCAGAAGACTTTGTGGTCATCTCTACGAACATAGACACGCAGGATCTTTATTTTTTACTGGACCAAATTAAGTTAGCATTGATTACAAGAGGAGACTACGAGATCTAATGGACGCATATCAACAGTACATACACAAGTCCAGATACGCTAGGTATCTGCCGGAGGAGCAGCGCAGGGAGACGTGGGCTGAAACAGTTGACCGATACCTGGACTTCTGGGTTAAACAGGAGAAGCTTACAGTAAAAGAAGCGAAGGAGTTGCAGCCCTTTATCTACAACCTGGACGTAATGCCCAGCATGAGGGCGCTAATGACTGCTGGTGAAGCACTGGAGCGTGACAACGTAGCTGGCTTCAACTGCTCCTACTTACCTATTGACCATCCTAAAGCTTTTGACGAGATGATGTACGTGCTTATGTGTGGCACAGGTGTTGGCTTCAGTGTCGAACGCCAGTACATCACAAAACTACCAGAAGTCGCAGAGGAGTTCCATGATACAGATACCGTTATACACGTCGCTGACAGCAAGATTGGGTGGTCAAAAGCTTATCGAGAACTTATCGCAATGCTCTTTACTGGTCAAGTTCCAAAGTGGGACGTATCTGGAGTTAGACCTGCAGGTGCCCCGCTACGGACTTTCGGAGGTAGAGCGTCTGGTCCAGAACCTCTTGAAGACCTGTTTAACTTCACGGTTGAAGTCTTTCGCACCGCTGCTGGACGAAAGCTCACTTCCATCGAATGTCATGATCTCTGCTGCAAGATTGCACAAATCGTCGTC